AGATGGAACTCTTCCTGCAGGTAACGGTGCTAAAGAAGCTCCTGCAAACTTTGTCAATGACAAGCCAAGCGAAACTGATGTAATGAAGAAGTCCTCTGCGGGCAACGTACATCGTGAAGAAGCTGAGCTTGAAGAAGATGAAGTAATTGTAGAAGACGAAGCCGTTGAGGAAGATGTTGAAATGGTTGCTGAAGAAGAAGTTGAAGAAATCGAAGAAGAGGAAGTCGCTGTAGATGAAGATGACGTTCTCTTTGAAGAAGATCTTAATGCTCTCTTTGAAGGTGACGAAAACCTCACAGAAGAATTTAAAGTTAAGGCAGCTGAAATTTTTGAAGCTGTTGTCACTTCCCGTGTAGCAAACGAAGTCGGTGCTATTGAAGCTGAACTTGAAGAACAGGCTAACACTGAATTTGAAGCTAAACTGGAAGAAATGGTTGAGAATATTGACAAGTATCTTAACTATGTCACGGAGAATTGGATGAAGGAAAACGAACTTGCTGTTGAAAACGGCCTTCGTAACGAAATCACTGAGTCCTTCATTAAGGGTATGCAGCAGGTATTTACCGAGCACTACATTGAAGTACCCGAAGAAAAATATGACGTAATGACTGAAATGCAGTCTAAGATTGATGACCTTCAGGGCAAGCTTGATGAGCAGGTTCAGAAGAACATTGACCTTAACGAAGAATCAGTAGTCCTGAAGAAGCAGAACATTTTTGCTGATATTGCTGAAGGACTTGCCGATACTGACGCAGAAAAGTTTGCTGTAATGGTAGAAGATATTTCTTATACTAGCGCAGAGTCATATGAAAACAAGTTAAAGGTAGTTAAAGACAACTATTTCCGTAAGGAAATTGCAGAGTCTACTGATACATTAGAAGATTCTGTAGATGAAGTTTCTTTAACTGAAAATACTGTTATGGGCAGATATGCAGATGCTCTTAGCAAAAGTAAAAAGTTTTAATATTATAAATAGTAAAGTTAGTTTATAACAACAATAAGGAGAAACTTCAATGTTTTTATCTGAACAGTTAGAGAAGAAGTGGGAACCTGTTCTTAAGCACGAGAGCCTGCAAGAAATTGCAGATCCGTACAAAAGATCGGTAACTGCTGTAGTTCTCGAAAATCAGGAAAAGGCTCTGCGCGAAGAAAAAGCAGCCCTTTTCGAAGCAACACACGCAAACGCCACTGGCGCTTCTGTAGACAACTATGATCCTATTCTAATCAGCCTGGTAAGACGAGCTCTTCCCAATCTGATGGCGTATGACGTAGCTGGTGTACAGCCTATGACTGGTCCTACTGGTTTGATCTTCGCTATGAAGTCACACTATGCTAGCCAGACTGGTACTGAAGCCCTGTTTAACGAAGCCGATACTGACTTCTCTGGTACTGGTACTCACGCAGGTTCTAACCCTGTTGACGGTACTTATACTACTGGTACTGGTGTAAGCACTTCAACTGCTGAAGGCTTTGGCGACTCAACTACTCTGAATGAAATGGCATTCAGCATTGAGAAGACCACTGTAACTGCCAAGTCACGTGCTCTGAAAGCAGAATACACTGTTGAACTTGCCCAGGACCTGAAAGCAATTCATGGTCTTGACGCAGAAAGCGAACTGAGCAACATTCTTTCTCAGGAAATTCTCGCTGAAATCAACCGTGAAGTTATCCGTACTATCTACAAGGTAGCGAAGACTGGTGCTGCTTCTACAGCAACTCCTGGTACTTTCGACCTTGACGTTGATAGCAACGGTCGTTGGTCAGTAGAACGCTTCAAAGGCCTCATGTTCAACATTGAGCGTGATGCCAACGTAATTGCACAAGACACTCGTAGGGGCAAAGGTAACTTTATCATTTGTTCTTCTGACGTAGCTTCTGCACTTGCAATGTCAGGCGTACTTGATTACAACTCAGGCTTGCAGAACAACCTGCAGGTTGATGACACAGGCAACACTTTCGCAGGTGTACTGAACGGTCGTTACAGAGTATACATCGACCCTTACAGTGCTAACACTGGTGCAGCTTCTCAGTTCTACGTAGCTGGATACAAGGGTACTAGCCCTTATGATGCAGGTCTTTTCTACTGTCCGTATGTTCCTTTACAGATGGTCAGAGCGATTGATCCAAGCACATTCCAGCCAAAGATTGGCTTCAAGACTCGTTACGGCATGATTGCTAACCCATACGTAACTCAGTCTGATGGCACTACTGACGCTGATACCTTTACAGCAGATCGTAACCAGTATTATCGTGCTGTTAAGGTTACAAACTTGATGTAATAAAAAGAATCCCAATAGGGACATTTTTGAGGGGGCTACAATGTAGCCCCTTTTTTTATCTATACTATATAATGTGTATAAATAGTGTAAATAGCACGTTGAGATAACGTCCTGTTTTTCCTTTATGGACTAGAACGGAGAAACCGATATGAAGAAATTTTTATTTCTTATGTTGCTACCTACCTTAGCAACAGCACAAACATACACAGATGATGTAGCACAAATTATTAACAACAACTGTGTAACTTGCCACCGTCCTGGTGGTGTAGGCCCAATGAGTTTTGAAACCTATGAGCAGGTGAGACCATGGGCACCTCTTATTCAGATGCGAGTAGCAAACAGAGAGATGCCTCCCTATGCTTACGACCATGGCATAGGTATTCAAGACCTCGAAGGTGATTGGCGACTCTCCCAAGAACAGATTGACACTGTTGTAGCCTGGGTAAACAACGGTTCACCTTATGGTGATCCTGACCGAGTAGTACAACTACCCGAAATGCCTGATCCAAATGAATGGAAGTTTGCATCTTTATTCGGAAAACCTACAGTAATTGTAGCATCAAGTCCGTATGATATTCCTGCAAACGGAAATGACTTGTGGAGTAAAGAGATTGTTGATTCAGGTGTATCAGAGAATCAATGTATCAAAGCAGTACAAGTAAAACCCAGAGGTGATGCCGCAGCAGTAGTACACCACGCTAACAGTAGCTTTCTCACAGACCAAGGTAGAGAAGGTATGCTCACTGAATATGCTATGGGCAAGTGGGGAGAGATTGTGCCTGAAGGAGTTTGTCGTACATTCCCAGCAAACGCAAAAGTATCATGGGACATTCATATGTTCCCGGGTGGTGTAGGTGCAACTGCTGAAGGTGCGATGATTGAGGACAATGTAGTAGAGATTGGCATTTGGTTCCACGATGAAGAAACAAGTAAAGACTTACGATTCAAACAAGACTTGTCATTGTATCGTTTAGGACAGCAAGATGATATTGCTATTCCTCCTCACGGTTACTATATGACTCAAGGGTTTCATAGTTTCGACCACCCTGTGCGTTTGGATAGTTTCCAACCACACGGTCACTTGAGAATGAACGCAGCAAGTTTGGAGATTTTCTACCCAGAAACAGGTAGAACAGAACCTGTAAGTCAAATTTCAAATTGGTCAGCAACTTGGCATCACAGTCACTTGTATGCACAAGATGTTGCACCGTTAATTCCAGCCGGAGCAGTCATAGTTCTTAAACAGTGGTATGACAATACGGCTAATAACCCAAACAATCCAGACCCTGATATGTGGGTAGTAGGAGGTAGTCGTACAGGTGATGAGATGACTCACGCTTGGTTAGCCATTACACACTTAGATGAAGAGGAATATGAAAGATTAGTGGAGGAAAGAAATGCAAAAACTATTATTGCTAGCGCTAACGATTAGCACAGCAGCATTTGCTCAAGATTATGCTGATGATGTAGCTCCTATTCTCATTGAACAATGCCAGGCTTGCCACAGGGAAGGCGGCATAGCGCCTTGGGCTATGAGCAATTATCAAATTGTTCAAGGCTTTGCTCCTGTGATGAGAGAAGCTATTCTAACTAAACAAATGCCGCCTGGTCAGATTGATCGTAAATATGCAGGCGTTATTGAAAATCACAGAACTCTTAGCGAACGTGAAATTGAAACATTGGTGAGCTGGATTGATGCAGGTGCACCTGTTAATGGTGACAGAGATCCGTTGACGGAAACTGTATACTCTACAAGTGAATGGGTTAACGGTGAACCAGATATGATTATAGAAGTGCCTCCTCAAGAGATACCTGCTGTCGGTACTCTCGGTCCTAATGCTATTCCTTATCGTTATACCAGCGTAGATTTGGGATTAACAGAGGACAAGTGGTTACGTGGTTCAGAATTTCTACCATCAGAACCCACTGTCATGCACCATATGCTCAACACTGTATCACTGCCAGGTGAACGCAATATGAACTTGCTTGGCACATCAGGCGAAGGCCAAGGCAACATGGACTACGCACAAATCAGTGCTTATGTTCCTGGAGGCACACCTGACTTTTATGATGAGAACACTGGCGGTTTGCTACGTGCAGGTAGTATTGTAAACTTACAACTACACTATACACCAGACGGCACAGCACGTACTGACAAAGCACGTATTGGATTGTACTTCCATGACGAGGGTGTTGTGCCAGAGGAAAGAATGGCAGGAGACTGTGCTTGTATCTTTCCTAACACATGGACAAACATTCCTCCATACGATCCAAACTTTATACAGACAGCAGAAATCACATTACAGAACGATATAAACTTACATACTTTTTTACCTCATATGCACTTTAGAGGTAAGAGTATGAGAGCAACAGCATACTATCCTGACGGCACTTGGGAAGAACTTATTGACATCCCACGTTATGAGTATGCTTGGCAACTGTCATACACATGGAAAGAACCTAAGTTTATACCTAAAGGAACACGATTGTTTGTTGAGGGCGCATTTGACAATTCAGCAGACAATCCAATGAATCCAGATCCAAGCAGAAGTGTTCCTTGGGGACAGATGAGCGAGGATGAAATGTTCTTTGGAGCATTTACTTGGAAGAACTTGTAAGTGTACGGTGGCCTTCCTTTATTTCTGACATTTTGTATGATCCTTATCGTTGTCGATACGGCCATACACGTAATGATTCAGATGTATTTCGAAGGCCACCCTGCATTTAATGCTTGACAAGTCTTAAAATATCGTTTATTATATATAGTACGGAAAGTAGCACTATACGTTACTTTCCTATACACACCAGTATACAACCAACGATTAAAAATGCCCACAAGGCAAGGACTTGAAAAGAAAATGAGAAAGCGCGACTACACCTTAGCAGCAGTACAGTCTTTAACAACCGTATTTTTAGCATTTGCTCTACCAGCAGTTATTATATATGCTAACAGCGGTTTCTAAATTAGCAATAATTTATATTCTGTTTTGTATCCATTTATCTGTAAACAATGACTTTGTACCTAGACTTACAGGTATTATAAATAGTAGATACACACAAGGTAACTACTATGGCATACACCCCCACAGCTAATATATCAGAAGCTACATTTGATGCAGGCAACCCTGGTGAACTTGATTACTTAAAACCCAATGGGTTTCGTTTTCAGGTTCACAACCTGCCAAATGTTTCTTTCTTTTGTCAATCAGCAAACATACCTGACATTACTTTAGGTGAGGCTCAGGTACAAACCCCACTAGTAGATTACTTTCAACCAGGCGAAAAGCTAACTTTTGGTACGCTGAATATTCGTTTTCTTATTCAGGAAAACATGGCTAACTATTCAGAGTTATATAACTGGCTAAGAGGCATGGGTAATCCTGAAACCACAGAAGAATACACAAACTATTTACAGAAACAACTGTATAGATTCCCAGGCAAAAATACAGCAACTACTATTGAAGGATTGTTTAGTGATGCAAGTTTGTTTGTATTAGACTCAAACGACAATCCTTCAATAGAGATAGTATTTCAGGACGCTTTTCCTACAGCATTAAGTGGATTAGATTTTGATTTGACTGACTCAGAGTATTTCATAGGGCTAGCATCATTTAGGTACAGACAGTATAAGATAAACTCGTTATAAATATTATTATATTATTATAGGTATATTATGATTACATTGAATGAACTGCAAGAGGAATGGAAGTCCGATTGCAAGATTGATGAACTAAATCTAGGCAGTGAATCTGCAAAGACACCTGAACTCCACTCTAAATATCTAAACCATCTTACTACTTTCAAGCTACAGCTACGTAAATACGAAGCACAAATGCTATCCCTACGCAGAATTAAGAGTAGATATTTTAGAGGTGAACTGAGTAAAGAAGAACTAAATGATTTAGGTTGGGAGCAATACTTAGGCAACCAGCCACTGAAACAAGAAATGCAAGAAGTATTAGACAGCGATCCTGATGTTATAAAAATCATGGATAAAGTAGAGTATATACGTGCTTGCTTGTATCAGTGTGAGTATATAATGAAGTCACTAAATAGTAGAACATGGGACATAAAAAATACTATTGAATGGACAAAGTTTAGTAACGGATTGATGTGATAAAAGTCAGCAAGAAAAATGAAGTACATCTTAAGATAGAAACAGAGCCAGGTATATCACAAGAGCTTAATGATTTCTTTACTTTTGAAGTACCCGGTGCTCGTTTCATGCCACTGTATCGTAGTCGTATGTGGGATGGTAAAGCACGTTTGTATAATATGTACAGGCAAGAACTATACGTAGGACTTCTGCCATACTTAAAAGAGTTTGCTGACACTTTAGAATATCCGCTAGAGATAAACATAGAGGACATAGGCGATCCTCTTTCAGTGCAATACGTAGAAAACTTTGCTAAGAATCTAAAACTGCAAAGTGGAGGCAAAGACATTGAAATCCGAGACTATCAGGTCGAAGCTGTTAAACACGCTATCAACAATGGGCGAGCGCTTCTCCTGTCTCCTACTGCATCCGGTAAGTCACTTATCATTTATAACCTTATCCGCTATCATCAGCATCTCAATCGAAAGCAACTCGTTATCGTACCAACAACATCTCTCGTTGAACAAATGTATGGTGACTTCCAAGACTACGCAACCGCAGACGATTGGGCTGTGTCCGAGAACTGTCATAGAATATATGGCGGCAAAGAAAAGTCAAACGAATATCCTATAACTATATCTACTT